ACGTGACAGAGAAGCATGGACGTTTTGTCGGGAAGCTGTACAAGAAAATCAAAAGACAAGTTATTAATCAATTAAAGCAATAAACATGTATTACGAGGTAAAGTTAAAGGTAATGAAACCTAACAAGGACGGTCTTGAAAAAGAAGTAAAAGAACACTTCATTACAGACTGCTCACTTTTTGCAGAAACGGAAGCCAAAGGGCTTGAACAGTACGCATCTGATAATATGGAATCTGATGTCTTCTCCATTTCACGTTCAAACATCATTGAGATAATCAACGAAAAGACAGAAGACAAACCATTCTTCAAGGCTACCATTGTAGATATTCAGATTGATGAGAACGGCAATGAGAAAGAATTGAAATACTATAATTTGGTTTGTGCAAAAGATTTAAAGGAGGCAAACACTTTGATGGAACAACACCTTTCACAAGGTTTGTCTGATATGAGATTGGATGCGATTGTTAAAACCAAAATAATTGATTTAATCTAGAGAGTTTATTTCAGATTGGTTCATTCCGATGGACTTCGGTAATGATATGCCGGACGAAGAGCCAGATGGTGAGGATAATTTTAATTTTGATTAAGTGCATTTGTTTACATGCCTGCTCTGTCTGTGAAGATATAGTGGGCAAACATGGGCGTGAGACCGAAGTTGGTTATACGGAATGTGAATCCCGAGATGATTTCAAGAAGGGAATGACATAGGCACGAAGGTTCGATTCCTTCCACGTCCACATAAATGTGAGCCACACATAAATGGCAAGGGTTAGTGAATAATGGTTGTGCTCCGGAGAATGCGCTTCGGGGCTTTTAATTGGAATGAAACAAATAAGCAAAAAACAAAGTACAATAAACCGTGAACTTGCAAGGATAAAAAGGGATCTACCGCAGTATTGCTGTATCTGCCACAAATATACATCCACACCACAGTTGATGCACCTGTTACCTAGATCACTTTATCCTGAATACATTACGGAAGAATGGAACTTGCGAATTGGCTGCCCTGAATGCCATAGCAGGTATGACAATGACCGTAATTTCCGTAAACAGCAAAAGGAAATAGTAGAAACAATCCGTCAACACGATGAGCTGGCGGCAAATAGATATTTTGGATTATGATATACGATAAACAAATTATAAGGGGAAAAATCCCTTCAAAGTCGAATTGTTACAAGATAGTAGCATTATACGGGCACGGTTCTTTAGCAAAACAGGATGTACTTAAAAAGTATGAAAAAACTTTCTACGCACAATGTGGATTAAGGGACAAGAATATAAAAGGTTTCTTTAAACTAACAGTGGATGTGTATCACGAAAATTTGCGTCCTGATCTTGATAACGCTTTCAAAATTTTACTTGACTGTCTACAAGGATGCAAGGCGATAAAGAACGATCGGCAATGTATGGAGATTAATGCACGAAAGCTGATTGATAAGCTTAATCCAAGGATAGAATTTATAATTGAGGAAGTTGAATTATAATACTAAACTCTTATGGAAGAAAACGAATTAAACGAATGGCATAAGTTGTCAGAACAGATTATTGACTTCGTTGTCAATTGCAGCGATGATGTCAAACCATATATCATTGGGCAATTGGAAACCTTAACAGAACACCTAAAAGATTAAGCAATGACAAAGGATAGTTTTATCATATATAAATCTTTCTACAAACCTATATCAAGATTATCAGACAAACAACTTGGGCGATTATTTCGTGCAATTTTCAAGTATCAACTTGGCGAGGAGGTTACGGTAGAGGAGGACATTGATATGGCATTGGGTTTTTTCATCAATCAATTTGAGATAGACGAAACTAAATATCATGGCATTGTCGAGAGAAACCGAAACAACGGGCGTAAAGGTGGTGCTCCTATAGGGAATTGCAATGCCAAATCAAAACAACCCAAACAACCCAGTGGGTTAAACTCAACCCAAACAACCCAAAACAAGCTTAATGAAAATGATAATGAAAATGATATAGATAAAGAATCTCCTAACGGAGATAAGAAAACAATTCCCAAAAACAAGGAGGTTGATTTGTCTTTTGTTTCGGAAGATTTTAAGGGCATATTCAAGGAATGGCTTGAATACAAGAGAGAAAGAAAAGAAAGCTATAAATCGGAAAAATCCCTAAAAATGTGCTACAACCGATTGCTAGCATTGAGTGGAAATGATTGCAATAAAGCAAGGCTTGTGGTTGAGCAGTCGATTGCAAGTAATTATGCGGGATTATTTGAATTAAAAAATTATGGAGCAAGACAAAATACAGACATCTACGAGCAGAAGCGAATTGATTCTGAGCGGAGAAAATCTAGACTCATGGCTGAGTTTGCAGAAGCGGATGCAAAATTCCTTGCAGAACAAGAAGCTAAACGAAAAGCAGTTGGCTCTACTGGAGAAATACCCAACACCATCCCGGATGGCGGTTGATTACAATCCTGATTTGCAAGGCAAGCTGGCAAAATCAAATCTTACACTTGCGGATATTGCTTTGAATGATAATATACCTTCGCTTGCAAACATCCGTTCTGTGTACGGTGATGACAACGCACTTAGGTGGCTGAAAGTACAGTTTGACAGCCTTAACGATTACGCCGAGCAGGGAAAGGGTATAACCGACAAACAACTGGATGAACTTTGTATTCTTGTCCTAGGTGAATACTATTGGATGAATTTGGCTGAAATATGCAACTTTATATCCAGATTCAAATTAGGGAAATATGGGCAATTTTATGGAGCTATTGGTCCGATGAAGATTTCATGCTCTCTTCTGGAGTATGTTAAGGAACGTAGGATTGACATTGATCGGCATGAGCGTGAACAATACAGAATCCAACGTGAAAAAGAAATAGAAGAGCGTGGAAATAACAGAATCTCTTATGCTGAATATCAAGAGTTGAAACGCCGGGCTGAATCCGGAGATGAGGAAGCCAGAAAAATGCTGATGTCACCATAAGTATGGCAAAAAAAGTCAAATCGGAAATTGTATATGTCAAATGCCGGAACTGCAAGAATGCCTCAGACTTCGGGGACAATTCTGCGTATTGCAGGGCCAAAGGGCATAGAGTGTGCGCCTGTGACAGATACGGGCAAATTTGTAACAGTTTTCAAAAGAAAGAATCATAACGAAAAAAGGAGAAATTTATGAATACCGAGATGCAGACAAAGATACGTGAATGGGAAGCGGAACGCGACAGGGACCTGCGCATCCACTGTCCTCTTGTAGCCGCCAAATTCCAAAGATGGATTGACAGGGCGAAGAAAGAAGACGATAGACGGTATTTCCAGCCCCGTGGCAAGATTTTCAACAAGAAAGCCTGTAGTTGATGCTTTCATGTAGGAAAATTCATTGTACGGCTTTAAAATAGGTTGTATCAAATAAAATAATTGATAAAAAATACACGATCATGCAAGGAACTGACAAACTGAATACGATAACCAACATCGTATTTGTCCTCACGGACGTTTTAGAGACAAACCTTCTTGAAATGCAGCAGAAATACAAGAAGGAAGGCTTTGAACTCAGACACGATTCAAAAAGAAACTTCAACACAGCCATAGCCGCGATAAAGAGATTGAAAAGTGATGTGAATCATTGCAGTGAATCCACTCAGGAAAACTTCGGCAATGATTCTGACATGGTGAACGCCATGTTGCTCACACTGATTGACAGGTGCGGTGATGATGACAACCTCGCTTATAAGATGTACGAATACATTAAATCTTTCCCGTCCAAACTGAATTTGGACCTGGATTTGGATAATGCGTTCAGTCATTTGTTTAGAAAATCATGAAAACTGCTGACGGTTATCCTGTGGTATGTTACGGCGCAAAAGGGAAATACGGTATACATCGTATCTGCCGCCGTTGTGCCATATATCGTAAATACGATTCGATTCCCGAAAAGCCATGCTACAGGCTTCATGGAATACACCTGTCGGGCAGAAAAGAATGCCCGATATTTGAACCCAAAAATATTTAGATTGGAATTTTATCATTTACCTGACATCAGGAAAATGGTTCAAAACTGAATAGAAATGAACATTGGAATATTAGCAGTTGACAGCAACTATCCTAATCTTGCATTGATGAAGATAAGCAGCTATCATAAGGTAAGGGGTGACAATGTGGAATGGTATAATCCGCTGTGCCATTATGATAAAGTCTATGCAGCG